CCACCCTCGGCATGGGGTGGCGGTATTCTGTATTCATATGTAAACCCGCCTCAGCGATAGGAGATACCTATGACCCGCGTGAAGAAGCCCCTGGAGCCGTGGGAGATGACCCCGGCCCAGCTGGAGGAAGAGCTGGAGGCGCTCATCAAGCGACAGGCGTGGCTGGAGAACCAGCCTAAGTGCGATCGCCCCTCGTGCGATGGCAGGCCGCACGCCGGGGCCCCCTACCCGCACGACCCGACCTACCGTCAGGCGGCCAGCCCGTTGGAGAGCGCTCAGCAGCTCGATGAGGCCTACGCAGGCCGCCCCCACATCCAGTACCTCTCCGACCGCCTGACCGAGGCCGTGCGCGCCGTCGAGGCCGGCGAGAACCGCTACATGACGATCTCCATGCCGCCTCGCATGGGTAAGAGCACGCTGACCTCGATCAACCTGCCCATCTGGCTGCTGCGCCAGCACCCGGACTGGAAGATCGGCCTCATCTCCCACTCGCCGCAGCTCGCCACGGCATGGGGCCGCCAGGTCCGGCGCTTCGTCGAGGAGGACGGCGAGAAATGGGGCATCAAGATCGCGTCCGACGCCGGCGCCGTGAGCGAGTGGCAGACGACGCGCGGCGGGGGCATCGTGTCGCGCTCGGCCCCCGGCCAGTCGATCACCGGCCTGGGCTTCAAGGTGATGCTCATGGACGACGTCGTGAAGGACTTCGCTGACGCGCACAGCGAGTCGAAGCGTGAGGCCATCTGGGACTGGTGGCAGGCCAACGCCGTCACGCGCCTGGAGCCGCCGTTCCTCTGCATCGCCATCGCCACCCGCTGGCATGAGGACGACTTCATCGGCCGGCTCCTGAACCCGGCCAAGAATCCCGACGCCGACAAGTGGGAGAACGTCATCTTCCCGGCCATCGCCGAGGAGGATGACCCGCTCGGCCGCGAGCCCGGAGATCCTCTCTACAGCCCCCTCGTGGAGGAGACTCGCGAGGAGGCGCTGGAGCGCTGGGACTCGCTCAAGCGCTCGGTCGGCTCATACATGTGGGAGGCGCTGTACCAGCAGCACCCGACGCCGGCCGACGGCTCTATCTTCAACCTCGGCTGGCTGAGGTTCTGGACGACGGACCCCTCCAAGGTCAAGGATGGCGACGACTCAGTCATCCTCCTGCCGCGAGAGCGCCTGGAGCGGGGGCAGTGGCTCGACTCGTGGGACCTGACCTTCAAGGGCAGCTCGACGTCGGACTACGCCGTCGGCCAGCGCTGGTGCAGGCAGGGCCCCGACAGGTTCCTGATCGCACAGCAGCGCGGGCAGTGGAGCTTCACTCAGACGCTGGAGAAGATGCTGCGCTGGTGCAACGCCGGCGACCTGGACGACAAAGCGTCCCCCGGCGGCTCGTTCGTCCACCAGCGCCTCGTGGAGGACGCGGCCAACGGCACGGCGGCCATCGACGTGCTGCGCAAGAAAGTGGCCGGGATAAAGCCGATCAAGCCGCGCTCGTCCAAGGAGGTCCGGGCCCGCGCGGTGACGCCGGAGATCGAGTCCGGGAACGTCTACCTCCCCCACCCCTCGGACCCCGGCAACGGATGGGTGAACGAACTCATCTCGGAGATGCGCGCGTTCCCGTCGGGCCGGCACGACGACCAGGTGGATGCGCTGAGCATGGGGCTGCTCGGCCTGCGTGACGCCGGCCAGGCGTCACTGTTCGTGCCAAGGGGGACGATCCGCCGCGCTGTGAGCGGTATCTCACTGGCTGGAACGATTCCCCGGTTCTGACGGTTGCATCTCCTGAAGGGTGGACGTATGATTTCATACGTCCACCCCGCTACGTTAGGAGCATCATGAAGTCACCTAAGAACGGCGCCCAGGGGGTCCTGTTACAGGAGTCACAGCAACGCGCCGTCGAGCTGGAGAAGGCTCTCCAGGACGTCTATACCTGGGCCTATCTCGACGGCCGGCGGGCCAACTTGGACCGGGTTATGGATAGCGTTTCCGTACCTCCCCCGGCCAAGATCGTCACCCGAAATCGCATGGCCCGGGTATGGGAGGAGGGGTGCGAGAGGTTTCCTGAGGCCCGGATCCCCGGGCCGGGGGACCCACGAACTGGGGCAGTCGCAGGGATGCTTCGATACGCCTCTTACCTGCCCGACGCCCGCCGTAACAGTCCCGGGCAGGTGCGGGAGTGGCTGTGGGAGATCTCCGCCGTGGCCGCCCAGCTCCTCAGCGAGGACTTCGACGTCCTGGGGGAGGCCTTGGAGGAGTACTCCCGAGCCGCTGAGAAGCACCCCGGTATGACGCTGGAGTGCAACGGCCATACCGATGCCACCCGCCTGTTTGCCCTTGTGGAAGAGATCGGCGAGGTCGCGGCCTGCTTGACCTATGACAACGCCACGGAGACCGGTCACGGCTCGGACCTGGAGTCCGAGGTGATCCAGGTCATCGCCCTGGCCCTGGCCTGGGCTACCCGCTACCTTGAGGATGGGGAGGCGTGAGCAATGAGTAACTGGCCAGACAGCCCTCTCATCCGAATCACCTCCGGAAGTCTGTGGGGAGGGGTCCCGCTCCACGGAGTCCTCGCGTCGTCTGCAGGGCTCGCGGCGTCGGGAACCTCGCCCAAGTACCGAATCATCCAAGGCCCCGGAACGGGGCAGCTCATTCGCAGGGACGACCCGGACTCCGGGACCATCATCGCCTGGGAGGACGTCGTCCTTGTCCCCGCCGACAGCCTGGAGCGCCTGCGAGACGAGTTCCGAGGCGCCGCCCTCTCCGAGCGACGCCTAGATTCCCTCCTACAAGTCACCTCACACTTAGCACCCGCGAAATTGTCTCCCATGGGGAAGGCCGTCTCCAGGGTGGAGGAGGCTATGAGCGGGGTGCTGACACTGCTCGACACCTCCTCTGAGGAGTATCTGTCCCTCCTGTTAGGCGCTCTCTCCGATTTTCAGGGTCTGGAGAACGATCTGGCTAATCGAGAGACGGAGAGGACTTTGTCTAGGATTGTCAGCCTCTGTGTAGAGTGGATCGCGGAAGTCACTCCCAAGGGCAGCCCCGTCGGGGAACGGAGCGGGCTGGCAGTATTGGGCGAGGTTCAGGAGCGAGCCGAGTCTGATCCGGCTATTGGGGGATTCCCCGCCATGGTTGGGCTGGCGGGCAACGCGGCCGAGTGGGTAGCCGAGGGCTGGGAAACTGAGGAAGAACGGGAGAGGTTAGTCTTAGGCTTACGCGAGCCGGTACTCACCCTCGCCCACTATGCGCTGGCTCTGCTAGCCGAAGGCTTGCGTAGAGGCGGAGGTGAGTGAGATGGACGTGCGGGTAGGACATCTTCCCGACCCCTATCGACTCGATACCGCCTACATCGGCGGACAGCCTGTAGGGACGGTAGAGAAGCTCGTCATGAATGAGCCGGACCGATTTGGTCCCCACATCGGGCGCGCCCTGCGGGAGGGAGTCTCGTTCGATCTGCAGGCTGCGGACTCTGGGGCCGGGGGGAGGTGACAGGATGCTAAACGTGTTCCCCAGGTGACCGGGATAGCCATCTCTCGGCACCTGAAGATCAGCTACTCGGCTTCAGTAGATCTCGCGTATATAGCGTTATGGAATGGGCTCAGGCTCAGCCTGAAGAATTCTTCCTCCACGAGGACTTCAGAGGCCCGCGCACTAACGCTCCGGGATGGCGAACTGTTTATACGCCGAGACCGCGATTACGACAACGTTACCCTCAGTATCTCTAAAGACGGCGGAGGTTCAAAGAGTTACCGCACCCTGAGGGATCTGCGGGAGGCCCTGGAGAAGGTCAGGACGACGGTCGAGAGCTACCGGCGACCTTGGCGAGCGTGGTGGGCGGTAGTGCCCGCCGATCAGTACCCATTCACCAAGTTCCTATAGGAGACACCTATGACATCCATCAACGACGTTGCAGACCTGCCCAAGCGCCTAGAGGACTGGGCCGGCGGCAAGGGCTATCGCGAGGCCTTCGGGATCGACGCTGAGCGCGCGATGGCCGGGGACCTGCGCAAGCTGCTCTCTCTTACCGTCCAGCAGGCGAAGGCCCTGGAGGACTCTCAGGAGCACGCCCATGCTCTGGAGCAGCGACTACCGACCTCCCAGACTGACGACCTCGAGCCGGCGCCCCCGCTCGACGATCCCCTGGAGGAGGCGGCTCGCCTAGACCGTAAGGCCCGCCGGGACGCGAAGCTGGCCCGCGCGGCTCTCCAGCAGGAGGTTCTGGCCGCCTACTCTCGCGGCGTGTCGAAGTCGGTTCTCAGCTCGGTCTCCGGCATGACCCGCCAGACCGTGGACAAGGTCCTCGGCCAGTGGAAGCGCAAGCCTCCGAAGATCGACGGCGCTGAGACGCCTCTCACACTGATCTGACCTATGTGGGCTTGCCCTAGGACGTATGACGGCATACGCTTAGGGCAAGCCCGCAGCACCTACCACCTAGCGAGGAACCATGGCCGTATCCATCGATGACTACGACGACCTGACGACATTCGTGTGCCGACTCATGAGCCGCACGGGACGTCCGGGAGAGTCCGCCACCGACTACTTCCGTGGTGTGGAGGTCCGGTGCGCAGGAGCCCTTGGAGGACGCCGGTGGACCGTGTACGGGAAGGGGCTCGGCGCTACGTGCTCCTTCTCTTCCGAGATCGGGTGGGACGAGGAGGATTATGTCACTGACCGATTGATTAAGAGCACCCTTCTACCCGTCGAGCAGCTAAGCTAAGGAGAAGCTCAGTGATTGACATGAGCAAGCGCCCCCCCTCAGGGGACACCTACGTTCCGGAGCACCTCCCGGGGTCTGAGGTTAGTAAGACCTCAGGGACCCGCGTCTTCCAGCACCCTCAGGCGCGGGTCAAGCCTCTGGACGCAGACACCCTGCACTCTGCCACCATGTGCCTTGTCTACGAGAACGGCCAGGCCGTCGCCCAGCTGAAGCGTTGCGGACATCGTTGCTGGGGCGTCTACCCGACTGGGATGGCTATCCCCACCGCGTTCGGCGCCTCCGCCCTGGAGGCCGTGATGGCGTGGATGAGCGCCCGAGACGGGGTGAGCGCATGATCGCCCCGTTGCTCGCCGCCGCCGTAGCATTGGCCGTCGGCCTGCCGATCTTCGCGCTCGGAGAGCGCGCTAGGAAGCGTCAAGAGGGCCGCCTGCGTGACCACCGCACCACATTCGCCCAAAAGGAGGCATCATGAACAAATACGGAGCATTCACCCGAATCTCTCGCGATCAGAGATCGTTTTACAAGGCGTACTCGAAGATCTCGGAGGAGGGCGGTGGCCGGATTCTCCTGGAGGGCGGGACGTTCGTCGTCAGCCTTTCCTCCTTCCCAAACCTGGCCCCGCGCGTCGAGATCTACCTGGGGGAGGGCGCCTGGCTGGAGGTTCGCGACGGCCTGACCCCGAACGTCCTGCTCACCCTCCCCGACGCGTACGTCGAGGCACTGGACCAGGTTCCCGCGGCCCCGGGAAGATCTCGCCGACTCTACTGGTCCTCGCCTACGCCACCGGCTGGCCTGGACGATCCGTCCCAGAATCCCTATGGCGAGGGGGACCTGACTCTCTACGTCCCGGAGAGCCTGGAGCCCGCCTACCGTGAGAAGGGATTCTCCGAGTGGGGGGCCCCTAGTCGCCGCTACCTGGAGATCTGGAACTACGGGCCGCCGACGGCGTCCGCCTCAGCCTCTCAGGAGACCTCCGTCAGCGAGCCCGTGGAGTCCCCCGGCCACTACACCTGGCTCGGGCAGGCGCTCGCCGCGCTCGGTCTGAGCGACGCCGCCAACGTCGAGTCGTGGGACGTTCTCGACGCGGCCTTCCCGTCGGACCCTCTGCTGTGGAACTGCGGCAAGTACCTGCTGCGGCAGGGCCGCAAGGGCGGCGAGGAGAAGCGTCTGGAGGATCTGCGCAAGGCTCGCCAGTACCTCGACCGACAGATCGCCCAGCTAAGCCGGAGAGGTGAGTGAGCCGTGGTCGAGGAACTCCCAATAAACATGACGGTAACGCTCAAGGTGATCGATGCGGGAGACCTGCAAGTCGGCATGAAACTGCTTGACTCAGCATATCTCGCCTACGGCACCGTCTCGGAGATTCGTCGTATCTACAGGGACGGCGGGCGGGGAGGCCACTATGAGTACCGCCTGGAGGGCGGGAGCAGGTTTCTGCCTCCGGGCATCCTCCCCCTCGGCTGTGCGGTGGGCGTGGTGACAGAGATCACTAGAATGCGGGGATAGGTAGGGTTAGCGCCGCCCTTAGGGCGGCGCTAGCCTTATCTTGTACCCACCCCGCCAATCAACTCACAAAAGGAAAGTGACATGAGCTACACAGAGATCGCCGCGGTCCACGCCACCCTCGAGACCTATGCCGGGAAGGTCGACCGTATCGCCGCCGAGCTGCTCGACGTCCTGCGCGACGTCCTCGGCCCCGAGCGCCGCCTGCCGGAGCCGCGGGCCGCCTACGCCCGCTACGGTGCCAGATCCGTCACCGTACGCGATGGCGAGAACGGGCGCATCGAGGTGACCGCGCACCTGACCGACTCCGGAGTCGTGCGGGAGTACTCGGCCCGCCTCACTCACGGCGACCTGGAGCCACGTCTGTACTCCGCCGTCGGCCCCGTGAGGATCGACTGCTCGGAGGACCCTGAGGAGCACCCCACCATCCTCTACGTCCTCCCCCTCGTCATCCGCCTAGAGCGCGGGGCGGAGCGCATGGAGGACGCGCGCAGGGCGCTGGAGGCGGCCGGCCTCCCCGTCGAGGGCTACGGCCCGCGCATTGTCCTGAGGGCGCCTTGTGCGTGGGGGATGCAAAACGTCGCCACCGTCGAGCTCGACCCCGGCAACGGCTCGCTCCGCGTGCATGGCCGGGACGCGGCTCGGGTGCGGGAGGTCCTGTACCAGGCCAACGTCTTCTGAGTGACGCAGGTCACTACATACGCCCCGCCAGCGGCTTGCCGGCGGGGCGTATGCATTCATACACTAAAGACATGAGAACGAACCGCCCAGCCCGCCCGGCCTCCCGCCACGCTCACCCC